TATCTGGGCAAAGATTCGTTATAAAAAGGATGCTACAATCATTAACAAAGCATCTATCAACAAAGGTAAGTTAGACGATGGAATATTCCCAACTGATTTAACTGGTGAGTATGATATTTTAGGTTATCCACAACCAGATACTGTTACAGAAAAGACATTAAACAATCCTAGCCGATCAACAATTAAAAACTTGGGACTATCAAAAGAAAACTTTGATTATGACGTTGCTGGTATCGGTGGTTACAAAGATCCAGGAATTAGCGGTAAGACGCAATCTTTTGAGTCGTATAGTGATTATCCTGAGTCAGCAAAGAACGCAGCTAAGAGAGCCTTAGATTGGGCTGAAAAGAATGGTTGGGGTGACTGTGGTACACCAGTTGGGAAAGCAAGAGCAAATCAATTGGCAAAAGGCGAAGCAATCTCAGAAGAAACCATTTCAAGAATGGCATCATTTGCAAGACACGCACAGAACAAAGACGTTCCATATTCAGAAGGATGTGGTGGTCTTATGTGGGATGCTTGGGGTGGTACAGCTGGAATTGAATGGGCACAAAACAAACTAGAAGAGTTAAACAAAACCAATATGTCTAAGCAGAATTTTGCTGCTGATGATGACAAGAGAATTGTATTAGGGCCAGCAATGATTCCTGATTTAAAGATATTCCGTAAAGACAAGGATGGTAATCCATACTACGTATACTTCTCAGAAAACACAATCAAAATGATCGCTGAGAAATATATGAGAAATAAATACTTGGACAACAATGACGAGATGCATAATGGTACAGCTGTAAAGGATGTATACGTATATGAGTCTTGGATCAAGGAACACGAAGAAGATAAAGCAAATAAGTACGGATACGCTGATCTACCAATTGGAACCTGGTTCGTTGCTATGAAGGTAAGAAATGACGAAACGTGGAATAAAATAAAAGAAGGTCAGTTAAGAGGATTCAGTGTATCCGGTTACTTTGAAGAGATAGCTCAATTTGCAAGAGAAGAGATGTTCCTTAAACAGTTGGCTGAGTTACTTAAAAAAATAGATTAATATGTTTATATACGCAATAGACTGGGAAAATCCTTCAGCGGACAAACCAGAATCGGTTAGAATAAATAACATTTCTGAATTGGAGCAAAAGATATTGGACCTTCAAATTCAGTATAACGACACTATAATGCGTTTCTCGATAGCGTAAATCGGAAATATATACAAAAATATATATTTACTAATAGAGAACATTAATAAACTCAAAAACAAATAAACAAAAATTATGTCAACAAACAGCAAAAACGCAATTCAAGAGATCAAAAATTTGATGAAGCAATTTGGATTCCTTGCAAAGGATGAAGAAATCGTAGCAGAAAAAGAGATCTTTATGGACGCAAAATTGGCAGACGGTACAGTAATTAAAATCGAAGGTGACTCTTTAGTAGAAGGTGCTAAGGTTTTAGTTGTAACAGCAGAAGGCGAAATACCAGCACCGGATGGTGTACACGAATTGGAAGACGGTTCGAAGGTAGAAGTTAAAGATGGTGTTATCGCTAAGATTGAAGCAGAAGAAGCTGAAGCAGAAGCTGAGGAAGCAAAAGCAGAAGAAGTCGTTCCAGCAGGAGAAGGCGATGCAGGTATTCCAGAAGAGGTTGAATTAGTATCAATGCTTAAAGATTTCATCAGCAAGGTGTCAGATAAGATATCTTCTATGGAGAAACAAATGAACGCGGTTGAGAAGCAATTCTCAGCATTTAAATCTGAACCAGCAGCAAAAAAGATCGCTGACGGAAAAACAGAATTCAATAAAGTATTAAATAATTCTCAAGACGATATCGTTGCTGGAATTATGAAATTAAGAAATAACAACAAATAAAAAAATTAACAAAAATGAAAAATTATTCAAAAGAAGATTTTAGCTATGTAGTGTCGTCAATCACTGGTTTCACAGATCAATTGGGTGGTGAATTATTAGCAAAAGCACTTATCGGTGCTACAACTCCAAAGTACACTAACGTACGTCTTGGTATCAAAGGAACTCAACAATTAAACTTGTTAGATTCTAGCCCATCTTTCCAAGCAGGTGCTTGTGGATGGAACGCATCTGGAACAACTACTTTCACTCAAAGAAGTATCACTGTATGTCCAGAGAGAGTTAATGAGGCATTATGTCCTGATGACTTATACCCAACATATCAATCTATGTTGTTACAACCAGGTGAGACTGAAACTTCAGTTCCATTTGAGCAAGTAATTGCTGACTTAAAAGTTAAGCAAATTCAACAAAGAATTGAGCAAAAATTATGGCAAGCTACTACAGGTGGTGGAGATTGTTTCAACGGTTTCAAAGCGTTAATCGCTTCAGGTGAAACAGGTGTTGCATCTTCTTCAGGTACAACTTTCTCTAACTCAGCTGCTTACGGTGTTTCTGGAAACCCTATCACTGAAGTTGATAAATTAATCAACGTATTAGATGACAACGCAATGTCTCGTGAAGACTTAGTAGTGTTTATGTCTTATGCAAACTTCCGTTTGTATGTTCAAGCATTGACTCGTGCTAACTTCTTCGCTAACTACATCGGCGCAACTAGCATCGACGCGAATATGGAAGCTACACACCCTAACACAAACGTTAAGGTTATCCCAACTATCGGTTTAGCATCTTCTAACCAAATCACTATCGGACCAAAAGAATATATGGTTGTAGGTTTTGACTTGTTATCAGATCACGAGAAAATGGAAGTATGGTACTCTAAAGACTTCAATGAAGTTAGATTCCGTGCTAACTATAACTATGGAGCACAAATCGCTAAATTCGGTAGCACTGCATACTTTGCAACTAACGGCTTAAGCTAATCCATATATAAGACAGTAAAAGCAGGGAGGTGAAAGCCCTCCTAAATTTTAATAAACTAGAAAACAAATAAATATATAATATTATGAGTTGCTTTATATCTTCAGGATTAGCACTTGGTTGTTCAGACGGTATCGGTGGTATAAAGAAAATTTATATCGTTGGTGGCGGTGGTGAAGTAACTGGTTACACTTATGACGCCACTGGCGAAGTAACTGGTGCAACATCAACAACTGGAACTACTCTTTACGGTTTCGAATTAAAGAGAAACACATCTAGCTTGTCACAAAACGTTACTAAATCTTTCGAGAATGGTACGATCTATTTTGAGCAAGTATTGACTGCAGTATTCTTTAAGTATGATCAAGACAAGAGAAATCAAGTTAAGATCCTAAGTCAAAATGACCAAATCCAAATAATCGCTATTGACCAAAATGATGTTCAATACTTATTGGGTCAGGTTAATGGATTGTATTTAAGTGGTGGTTCTGCTGCTACTGGTACAGCATACGGCGATAGAAATGGTTTTGAATTGACTTTCACAGGTCAAGAACAAGAACCAGCTAGAGTTATCAGCGGTGCGTTAGCATCTGTATTCTCTGGTGCTACTATCGTTGGATAATTGTTTCGTCAACTTTCGTTGAACCATATATCTAATCTGAGAACTGGGTGCTTTATGCACCCTTTTCTATTTTAAAACGGAAATTTTTATATTTAAGTATAGAGACTATAACTATGATTATATTACACAAAGGTCAGGTAAACGAATTGGCTCTCAACATTAACAACAATGCACGCGAAGTATTCTCTACGTATACTTTTCATTTTGTTCACGTAATGTCAGAAGAGACAAAAGACTATATTATTGACACAAACAATCCAGCTCAATACGGTGCAAATAGCAGATACTGCGAAGTTGTATTAGATTTGGCTACAGATGATCTTAACTACGAAGGTCAATATGAGTTGACTATTTACGGAGATGGGACTAACTTAGTGTACATCGGAATGGCTTTATTAGAGGGAACACAAGAAGAACCATTCTTCACTACGTATGTATCAGATAATGAGGATAACTCAAACTACATTTATATCGAATAATTTATGAACGAAGAAACAATAAAAAAGTTACATAAGGTCGACTTTAAATCAGCATCTTTACCGATATTCTCGGAGGTATTCGCAAGAAGTCCTTGGGTTTATTATGGTGAAAACAACTTGATGCCACAGTATTTAATTGGACAATATCTTAACTGCGCAATACACAAAGCAATTATAACATCCAAGGTAGAACAGATAATGGGTGATGGAATAGTATCCATAAACAACCCAATGGCTACCGTGTCATTTATCAATCCAAAAGAGAATGTACACGATGTTATGAAGAAATGTGCTTTAGACCTGGTTATGTTTGGCGGTTACGCATTAAACATCATTTGGTCAAGAGACAGAAAATCAATTGCTGAAATCTATCACATTGACTTTAGTAGAGTTAGAAGTGGTAAGATTGACCCTGCAACAGATGAGATTGAGAAGTATTATTATTCAGCTGACT